ATTGTTCCCCAACACATTTTACATTAACTACTCCAGTTGGAGTTAATAATGTAATTGTGTGTTTATAACTATTTTTATCTAATACTGTGCCTAAAATACTCTTTAATTCAAATACTGGTATCTTACGTCCTTTATATTCTTTATATTCTGCTGGGATAGGTACACTGCTTTCTTTATCAAAATCTACAAACTTAAACTCAGGATGTCTGGTATTTTTTAAATCGTGTTCATGATAATAAAATCCCAATGTATCCATTTCCCATTTAGACATACTGCCTGAACAATATTGTTCCCACACTTCACCAATTTCTGCTTCGTGCAATTTCTCTATAAGTTTGTCTTGGTTCTTCATAATGTATTCCTTTAATTCCATCATTGTATCTTTATATAATGTATCCCAAGTTTTTATATATATAAACATTCCTTTCTTATCATTGTCTAATAGTGATACATCAAAGTTTTTGCTAAAATATTCATAAGCTCTTTCATCTATATAATATTTTTCATTTTTCTTATTAAGTTTTAAGTATTTATTAAAATTGAAAAGATAGATAAACTTAGATTTATTTTTAGGTAATATATTATAATTAATTAGCCCATTAACATTCGCTAATGTTAATTTATTTTTGGGTGGAATTAATGTGTTCAAATATTGATATAATAATTCTTTCCTACTCTTGTCGTTTTCTAGAGTATCAAAGCAGCCGGCTTTTATTAAAGCTATTGCTTGAACTTTGCCGGGTTCTACTTTGGCAACGAAATCGTCAAAGGATGAGTAGGGCCTATTGGCTATAATTTTGTTTATTAAATCGTCTCCTACATCACTTATCCCTTTTAAACCATAGATAATTCTATTATTTTCTTGGTCTGGTGTAAAACCAAACTTTGCTTTGTTTATATCAGGTAGACTAACTTCAATACCCTGTTTTTTAATTCTACCAATTGCTGAACTTAACTTACCATAGTTTGTTGTACCACCAGACTCTTCATCTGCTCCACCACTATTGACAGTTAAACAAGCGGTTGCCCAATAAATTGGGTGATAACGATAGTTTAAGTTCATTTCTTGCAACGCTATTAAAGAATATGCGGTTGTGTGTGGAATACTGAACGAATAACCTAATTGTCTTTTTATTTGGACGTCCCAAATATATTTCAGTATATCTTCACTAACTCCTCGCTCAGCTCCTGTTTTAAAGTATTCTTCTCTTGCTGATGCGATTTCTTTCATTTTCTTCTTTGCAATGATTTTTCTAATCTTATTAGCATGCGGTACATCATACGCCGTGAACTCTGGTATCATAACAGCTAGCATCGCACCCTCTTGACTTTCTATAACTCCTGTATAATCTTTCATAAAGTTATATAAGATTTCTTTTTCTTTGTCAGTCGCATTTAACTCATTAATTTCTTTCTTAATAAGTTCAGGGTGTTGCTTATACATGACATACTCTTCTGTTGGTGTCTTTGCACCTTTTTCTGGTACTAATCTCATCAACGAGTTAACGGCTGCTAGTTGTGGGATACTCTCAGGTTTAATCAAAGACAAACTTTGCTTTCCTACTGTTGAGTCCATTTGGAATATATCTATAATTTCATTTTTCCAAATCTTATCCCACATTTCATGAGCATCACGCTCAAGAATGTCGGGGTGTAAATATTTATCATAAGTTGACTTTAAATCACCTTGCCATTCAATTAGGTTATCTGCTAATAATAAATCTAATGTTGTATGTATTTTATCTAATGCTTCAACTGATAGACAGTCCATTTTAAGACCACCCATATATTCAGTGTCCCCTAAATCAAATTGAGTAACCTCAGTTCCGTTAGGGGCCTTCATCATTGCATTATAAGTATATACTGGTACATTAAACACAACCAGACCACAGGCATGGATACCCATTTGGCATACTAATCCCTCTATTGCTCTTGTCATTTCCAAGAACCCGGGATATTTACTAAACTCTTCAATTAATGGTCTGATTGGTTTCCTATCTTTCTCAGGGTTACCTTCTATACAATCTTTAAGTGGTCATAGAAAACCTCTTTCTTGAGGTATCATTGTTGCCAAATACTGAGCAACATCAACATCTATTCCCAAACCACGAGCCGCTGTTAGAATGGCTGAACGAGTACCCAATGTCCCGAAGGTACATACACAAGTGCTATCCCCACCATCTGCTTGTGCGGCTTCTTTTATTTTTTCAAGAACTACTGGTCTACGACGACCTTCAGAGTCAACATCTATATCTGGTAGTTCTATCTTATTTCTTTCCAAGAAACGCCAATGAGGTAAATAAATACCTTGCTCTAATGGGTTCATTTGTGTTACGCCGATTAAATAGTTAATCAACATAACTCCTGCCGAACCACGCGATATACCAACAAGACTTTCCGCCTTGTCCCACATTATTTGAATGATATTACGAACCATCAATAAGTATGAACTTATAGGTTGACCCAACCTTTCAGACACAAGCCAACATTCAGTTAATTCGGTTTCCAATCGTTCAAGATATTGTTCTCGTTTTTCCGAGCTCAGTTCCATATAAGCTAACTTCATTAGCCCTAAATAAATTAAGTACCGATCATCTTCCGATGGAGAATTGTAATACTTATTTATATATTCAAACTTATCTCTAATTTTAATTTTAGGATAAATCTCTTTCCATTCTGGGTGTTGAGCTCTATCGTCGCTTAAGTGCGGAACAATTTGTGGTTGAGCTAAATCATATACTTCTATTTTTTGGTTTATCTCATTAGTGTTGGCGAACATTTGTTCTATATCTTCTTGGCTTAAATAATCGCCCATTTTGTTTAAGATTTCTTCTGGGCTCATCATATAAGTATATTGATAAAACTCCGCAGTTTCTCTATCCCCTTCTTTGCTATTTAAAAACGAAGCATGTACTTCGCGGTCTTCCTCTTTAAGGTAATGGGTATCTGTAGTAATGATACATTTAACACCGACATCTTTTGATAAATACCATAACCACTTATTATAGGTTATTTGCTCTTCATAACGAGCAGGCTGTAATTCTAAATAGAAATCATCGCCAAATATATTTTTACACCACTTAATAAAATCACGCGCTGCGTGCTCATTTCCTTGACTTTTACATATACCTAAAAAACCACCTATACAAGCACTACTTGCTATTAGATGTCCTGGATTTGAAGAAACTACTTCTTCTATATCTTTATAATAAGTTGGTACGCGAGTTAAGAACATGGAAAAAGAATGTTTCCAAGCTCTTGTGGATAGTTCCCTTAATTGTTTATGCCCTTCTGCGTCTTTCGCAAGCAAAATGAAGTGGGGGAACTTTTCACCTTTTTGATAGCTCTCTCCTGTTAAATCATTTCGGCATAAATATATTTCATTTCCTAATATTAATTTGAAATTATTTCAAGCCTCGTCATCTTTACATTGCTGTTTATAAAACTTGAGTGCTTTGATATGAGCAGACAAGGCTTCGTGGTCTGTAATGGCTACGCCATTTAATCCTAGTTCATAAGCATACTGAATTAAGTCTTCTACCTTGTTAATACAATCTAAAAGCCTAAGGTTTGAATACTCCGCTAAGTATGGTTATGAAGCGAAGTATAACTTTTTTCATAAACCATTATAAGACCACCTCCTAAAATAAATCACTTGTAGTGTTAGTTTTTGACTTAAACTTTTCTCACTCTTGCTGGGTCATATCTCTTTTAGCAAGATTTTCAAATACTGTAAGAAATTGTAAATTATCAAGACTACAAGTACCCCCTTTGCTTTTGGGAATTATATGGTCAATAGATGGTTTATACCAATCATAAAAAGTATCATGCTCTTTTTGATGTTTTAATCATTGACTATATAATAAATTAAATTGTTTATCGTGATAAAACTTTTTTATAAAAGCAAAGTAATAATCTTTTGTTAATTTTGTTATGGGCATTAAATGAACCAACGCTTTGTGAAGAAAAGCATATTTATCTCAATCGGTTCATTGCCATAGATAATCCATGGTTAATCATGGGCATTTACTCGTAGCAAGTAAATGACTTTTCGCTCTGATACAACCACAGCTGTTAATATGTTGTTTTCCTTTAACTGTAAGGAAACGTTGTTCTACAACCACTTGTTTTCCACAATCGCATATACAAAGCCATTCTCGTCTACGATAAGTATTTTTTCTTTTATCTTGGGGGATTAAATACAAGGCTTTTAAATAACCAAATTTTTGTCCTGCGGTATCTATTGGTTTGCTCATATTTCCTCCTATATTAATTAGCCGGTTCTTGAAAAAACCTCTTTATGACACATGTCAGAGAAGTTCTTAAACTTAACTACTGAAATGGCAAAATCTCCACAATCCCATGTGCCATAATAATCATAACCGTTGTCAGTTTTTTGACGAAAAGTTATTCTGCCCATTGGCTTGCCTTCGTCATCTAGTAAAGATTGCGTGATATATTGAGTAACGGCTTCAAAAGATTTACATACCATACAAGCAGAACCTGCATGACCATCCATCTCTCAAGCTCAAGACACTAGATATTTCATAAATTATCCTTTCTTTAAAAATATATTTTTTTTTAAAAACTTAAAAGGCTTAATTTGCCTATTTTTAAGCTCAATACGCTCGGTTAAATATTTTAATAATATATTTATATTATAAAAGTATTTTATTGTTCTACAGTAGCGGAATCTGGTGTTTCAGTTTCTACAGAAACACTACCTTCTGGTAATGTACTTTCATTTTCTAATTTTTGTAAGTCATTTAAAAGTTCAGTAGCAAAATCTCCTAAATCATTTAATACTTTAGTAACATTCAATCCTGCTCCGTATGGATTTTGGTTTAATTTTTTCATTTCATTAACCCAGTTAACTAATGCTGCTACTTTTTCTTGTATGTTTTGTAACATTTTATCACTCCTTATTCATATCATTCGTTTTCTTCGTCTGGCTCTTCGCCATCAAGTAGTCCATCAACAAGTTCTTCTATACTTTTAGAAGAACCATATTGTCTATTTAATACTTCTTGTACCGCATCTAATATTTCTTTTTCACTCATGGTATAACTTCGTTCGTCATTAACGATTAAATGGTAAATATATAAATCGGTAATGGAAACCCCTTCGTCTAATAGTTGATTATATTGTTTAGTGATTTCGTTCATTGTTTACTCCTGTTGTCATTAAATCTGTTAGTATATCTTTATTTACTTTTTGTTCCTTAATAGTCATTTCTATTGGACTTTGACTTAAATAATCTAATAGTAATTTTACTTGGCCAGTAATGCCAGAGTTTAAATCTAATACGGTCGGTACTGCGTCATTAATTCCTGGGACGCTGCGTAACATTTCGTATTCTTCTACAATGATTTTCATTGCCATAAGCCATTTATGAAAAGAGGTAATAGGGTCTTCAATATCAAATACTACTCCGTTTATATATGGTTGAGTTTTTAAAGAAATCTTGGTTCCTTTTTCTGGTAATGTACCAGGTCTATAAAACTTTTTAGTTTCTTTTGACATATTTCCTCCTTATAATTCTTTATATATAAATTATATCATTTTTTATTCGTTTCTGTCAATAAAAAAGAATCCAAAAAGACTAATCTTTCGCGACCGTCATTTTGAATTCGTCATAAGCCAATTTAATTAACTCTTGCTTAGGAGTTGTGGTTTTAAAATGTATCTGTTCTTGTGTTAAAATATTTCGTAATTCTTCAATGGTGCATTTCCCATAAAAATCTTCTAACAATTGGTTGTACTCGTTGATAAGAGTGGTTATCGCTTCGGTTTGAATATTTGTCTCTTTAATAAGTTTAACATATTCATTTTGCCAGCTCAATGGAACGGCAACTAGTTTGTCCTTGCGTAACAAGCGGGAAATCAATCAATTTCTAAATCTTTGCATAAGTTCTCCTTAAAAAGCATAGTCCCAAATTGTTTGGGCGGTATGCTCCGTTAATTCATAATCTTTTACTATAAATTGTAATCTACCTATATTATAAGCTTTATCTATATCAAATTCGCCGACAACTGTTAAGTTATACTTTTCTCCCGCCTCTAATTTTTGTGTTAGTTCAGGAGCATTAAATAAAACCATATCATATTGTCCGCAATTAATCTTTAAATGGTGTCCTTCTGCCCCCATTACTTCGTAGTGATCGGTAGGAATGTCTGTTAATAAAGCCAAAGGTTTATCTACGCCATGAGACCATACATCATCTGCTGCGAATACCTCGGCTATTTTTGTCTGCACCTGTTTATAATTAGCAATTAAGTCTATTAAATATAAGTTAGTATTAAAATCTATTTTGTCTAAGATAGAGTCAAGATGTGCTTTAAAAGATGGAAATGCTTCTCTGTTAATACCTATTCCAAATGCAAATGCATGACCCTCTGCCATTTCTACACCAGTAATATCTTTAATAGCATCTTTTAAATTATCCAATCCCTCTGCAGCCTTACCTCTTACACTTCCTCTATATTGGTCTACGCCTTTACTATCAGTATACTTGCGTAAAAGAATAACTGGCTTGTTCGTATCACTTAATAGTTTGTTTGCAATTAAACCTGATAGTTCAAAAGTTAAATCTTGATTTTCGTCTATGTAAACTATTGAATTATGGTTACTATCTTTTAATTCATTTTCTATTATTTTTATACTTTTATTAATTGCTGTTGTTTGACGCTTTTTAGCATTTTCACAAAGTCTAATAGCTTCCTCATATATAGGAACCTCTTCGTCTTCACAACCGCGTTTGCTACTAAAAGTTAAATTGTTTGGTGTTACCAAGGCTTTAAAAATTATATGTTTTTGAGCCTGTGAGCCAAGTCTAATTATTGAATTAATATTAGGCCCTATTACTCAACCGATATCTTTAATCGTTGGTTTTGGATTTTCCATATTATAATGTGCCTTTTTAATTAATGCCATTAAAAATGGATGTTCTTCTATATACTCTATGCCCTCATCTATGATACGCTTGTTCTCAAGGGCGGATATGTCCATAACATCTGCTACGATGCCACAGGCTGCCAAGGCGTACAGTTTTTTACTGATAGGAACTCCGTAAGTTTGAGCATATGCTTGGACAAACTTAAGTGCTACGCCAGCACCCGATAATGCTGGATTGGGATAATTCATTTGACTGCTTACAATTGCAATATTATCATTATATTGACCATAGTTCATATCATTATCTATTTCATGGTGGTCTAATATAATTATCTTAGTTCCATTCTCTAAAAGTTTTAAATGTTCTTCTTTTTGAGAACTACCCGCATCAGGTACAATTATTAAATCTGTGTTTTCGGGGATATCTCTTAATTCAATACCATGCTCTTTGCCAGGATGCAATACATAATTTATATCTTGTCCACGATTTATTTGATTTAATAAAAATAGAATTATTGCTCCACTTGTATAACCATCTAAGTCGCTATCTACAACAACAAGTATACTTGCTTCTGGATTTTTTAATGTGGTATGTAGAATATCTACGGCTTTTTTCATATTTTCTAGTCTAAACGGGCTATACTCATATTCGTCTTTAGGATATAATCATTTGACAGGATCCTCGATGCCACGGTCATATAATAAGTTGTTTAAAGCAAGTTCTGGGGTTTCATTATTATAATTCTTCGTTCGTAACTGGTACTTCACTTATATCCTCCTTGTTGCTTGTTTCTCTTGGAAACTCTGTTATATTTTTTCTTTCTCTATAAAGTTTAGAATATATTTGACGACCTCTGTCAATAGGGGCATCTTTATTTCCTAATAAAACTCCATCTCAATCATATATAATATCTACATCAAACCCCATATCTAATATTTTATAGCCTTCGGCTATCATTTTCCGTAATCCATATTGTTTATCACCATCGTCATCTCAATCATTATCTAATGCTAAGACAACTTTAGTAACTCCAGCTTTCTTTAATATATCACCATGATATTCGCTAAAAGAACTCCCGCCTATTGCAATGGATTTGTTTTGAGTAAAATAAGAACCGTGCTTTAGCACAGACTTTTCCGCTTCATAAACTATAACTTCTTTTGCTTTCTTAATTACTTGCCTGTTTTGATAAAATCCGTAGGCTACCATCATTTTAGGATAATTATACAGCTCCTTGTTATGCCATAGTGGCATATATTTTCTATGCTCTTCTAAATCTTTCTGATTAAAGTTTCTAACTTTTATTCCAACCAATCTACCCAGATGGTCTATTACTGGAAATACAATACGATTACGTACCATATCAAAACGAACTCCAAACTCTTTTAATACATTATAATCTATATCTTCCTCTAATCAAGGAGCTAAATATTTGGGTTGTTGCGTAAAACATTCCAAAACATGAGGGTTATAAACCGTCAATTGATCAGGCCAATTTTCCGTTATTTTTTTAGCCTTATGTTCGGCCGGGGGCTCTATTACAGCAAACCCATGTTTTATTCTATCCTCTACAACGGAGTCTAAAATAACATAGGCTTGGGACCAAGTAATTTTTACACCTCGTGCCCTATAACTATTTATTATGACATCATATACGCTCATCGCTTTACAATTAGTATAGCAATAAAATCTTTTACTCGTTTCATAATAATATAATTTATGCGATGGGTTGGCAACCAATTCATTGTGGCATATCGTTGGGAAGATCAGGCAGTCATTCCCATATCTAACCATTGTTTCTGGAACACCTAATGTTTCCATTAAACGTAAAATATCGGAAGAATTAAGTTTAGAAATTAAAGTGTCTCCTGCTACCATATTAATCCACTTCTATTCTTACTTCTTGACCAAAGTTTTCATAAGGATCTGGCTTATTTTCGGTAACAATAAATCCACCTATTTTTCCGGCTTGCTTTATTTGTACTCTTGTACTATTAAAATCAATTGGTTCGTTAGTTCTATCTGTTACAAAGCAATCTATGGTTCTACAAGTACCTAAATCTATATATCTTCAAATACGAACGCCCGTTCATTTTCCACGACGATTTTTATATATATCAGTTATAAAGTTTGGCTCATAAGTTCCTAATTTTAAAGCCAAAGCTTGCCCTAATTCTTCTTCTGCTTGATTAACGGGGAGAGTTATAGCTCCTATGTCGGCTTTGTCAGCGATAGCTTTAGAACCTCTAATTAAGTTTTGATTTTTAATTTCTTTTTCTTCATAATCACCATTTAATTGAGTTGCTGTTGATATATGAATATTAAGTTCATTTGCTAAGTTCTTTAAAGTGTCTGAAACCAACATTAAGATTACATCATCTCGAGTATTTTTATCCCTGCCATCAGTTAAACCAGTAGTTATGTGTATATAATCATAAAACACATATTCTACATCGTCTTGTAAAACATGCTTCTTTATTGTTGTTTGGATGGTAGGTATACTTGGGTTAGGTAAGAACTCAATAATAATGTTATCATATTGTTGAATATATTGTATAGCCAATTCTACTCTTTCTCTTTCATCTTGGCTATATTTGTTATTAAGTATCTTATCTTCATTAACTCCAGAAACATATGCTATTATCAAAGTTTGTACTTCAGCGTGTTCCAACTCTGTTGTAATATATAATACTTTATTTTCTATACCAGTATTTTCCCAAGTTTCAGTTTCAGTATTATAAAACATAGGAATAGCTAAATGGGCGGCATTACCTGCCATACGTCTTGATTTACCAGTTCCTGATGAACCAGAATCAATGTATAACTTTTTAAGACGCGCCCCCCTGGTAATTGTATTGTATATTTCTCCCTCTAAAGGAAGCCCCACTTCTGGGACTGTTTGTAGTTCTTTATATAGCTCTTCTATACCGTCTGCCACGTGAATACAACTTTTCTCTATTAAGTTTTGATATTTGTTTTGTAAGTTATTAATTTTTGCTTCATAATGCTTAAAGATATCGTCTATATCTAATGCATTAAATCTTGCCATTTGCTTTTCAAAGTCTTCAGGAGACAGGTTCTTATCATACAAATCAGATACATCTATACCCAATTTGGTGAAGTCTCTCAATAGACTTTGTTTCTTCATAAGAGAATAATTATAATCAAAGTTTGTTGGGTTATCATCTGAACATATTTGATACAATACGTCCATACCACCATCGGAAATAAACTTTTCATACATACCTTGTTGTTCTCTAAAATATCCGACTATATCATTTATATCTATATGATTATTACCTAATACATATAAGTTGTATAAAGCAGTATAAATCGCTTGATATTTTTTCTCAACAAAGTCTTCCAACCTAAGGGGGTATTCATTAGATATAATTAAATCATTATCTAAATATAACCCAGTTAATACTTTTTCTATTGCATGAGAATTATACACAGTAATCCTCCTTTCTTATTCTTCATAAGTAAAATCTAATAATTTTTTTGTAGGCTTATGATGAATTATTGTTACGATGTCTTCCGTTTGCTCAACATCTATTTTATCTCTCTTATTTATTTCGGCTGTCTTAGTATAAGTATTGTCCACATTCTTATAATATGCTTTTGCTTTATTATAAGCATAGGGGATTATCCCCACACCAGCACTTTTATGTATATCATTTTTTTGAATAATAAAAAAATATGTTAATGTATAATACATACCCATATAAGTCATACCTTCGTCTTTATATCTTTTTAATTGAGAACCTATAATATTCCAATTAGGCTCTGATGGATAATATAGACTTTTTATCAAATCGGTCACTTTGCGCAAATCCGCAGCTTCTGATTGTGCCTTTTCGTAACATGACTTATGGGCGTATCGAGTGGAAACTTTTATCCACTCTTCACGCTCTCTGTCGAATGCCTCACCACAATACTTACATATGACCT